AGGTAGGACCGGGGAGCTAGCCCTGCCCCAAACCTCAAACGGGATGCATGGAGGGGTCAGTAACCTACGAAGGGATCGGAGGCGGGTGCTGAAAGACCTGGTGCTCTCTGTCGATGTCCTGCCCAAGGGGGTCGGCGGTTGTACCGTGTACACTCGTAGGGGTGTAACTGGGCATTCAACGGGTGAACCTGGCCAGGCCCGGGAGGGAGCAACCTAAGCTCGAACGCTAGACGCTCCTTGATCTCGGGGCGGAGGAGGGTGCCTTGACACCTCAGCGTCTCAATCAGTGAACGGAGCGGCGCCCCTAGTCAGGGCGAGCCTCTTGGATGATATCTAGCTTGCTAGTATCATCTTAAGCTTGCTTCTTTCAAGTGTTGCAGTCCGTTCTCCTAATGGCGAGCGGATTTCGGCGGATACATGATATCCCTTCGCAGGGCTTATCACGTAGCAGCGCGTGCGTTTAATCTTCGGGTGAGACCAGTGACTCGGTCGGTGGGGGAACCCCCTACACCTGTTGGTTAAACAGCATTCCTTCCTTTAACTACTAAGTAGAGCATTTCGCTTAGGGAGGTCTGTCTCATAGTGCTGGTAAGTACTATGAATGAAAGCTATTCATACGCTTTCAACTTATCAAGGGAGTAAACACCAATGCCAACGAGAAACAGGGAAAGCGGGTCACCACCAGAATCATACACATCTGAAAAGATGTATGGTGGAACACCCGTCTTCTCCGCGTCCTGTTGGAGTGCCTGTAACTATACCTCCATGACTGACGTGGTAACACCACGTTATCGTGAAAGGATAGCCAAAGGCGAGGTGATAAACAACCCTTGTTCGTACAGACGGCAAATCAGAACTTCTGATGCTGGGACCTATCTTGGTACCCGAGCCGGTTATCCAAACTATACCGTTTCCAACTCTCAAACCCTCCACCACTTAGATCTTTGTGGTTTACCGGAGTGGTCCGATGCGGACGCTGAATGGGATGGTAACACTGTCGCTAACGCAAAATTGCTCGCGTTAAGATATATAGACAGTTCCCCGTACGCCTTCATGGAAGATGCCTTTGAACTTAGAGAAACCGTGAGATTTTTGCGGAATCCTGTCAAAGGTTTGTATAATCTCGGTCGTGAAATTCGCAATGAAGCAAAGAGGCACAAAAGCTCGCGTAAATCGCTCCGGATGTTGGATGCTTTGTCCAACGTTTGGAACGAATATCGTTTTGCTGCCATGCCTCTTGTCCGTAGCGTTTCTGATGCTATGGATGCTTATGATGCTAAAACACGAACCCGCTCAGTAAGAAATTCTGCGCGGGGTAAACTCACTGAAACTTGTGAGAAAAACGAGACTAAACGGCACACATATGGATCAAACACCTACTCAGACTTCGATTACACATTGAAGGGTGAGCGGGAGGTCCATGCCGGCATTTTGTACGAGGTTAGTAACCCCTTGGACAACATGCGCTTCCGTCTAGGGTTCAGATCGAAAGACATACCAGAGACCTTATGGGCTATTGTGCCCTATAGTTTTATGGTTGATCGTGTCGCGAATATAAGTGCTTCAATTCGCGGCATGACTAATCTGGCTGATCCGAGCATTAAGATCCTTGCAGGGTACGTTCGCACAAAAATTAACGTGGAAACTACATGTTACCACAAAGTGCAAAACGTTCCACTCTGGACTGTTTCTCTTACCGGGAGTCCCGTTAAAAATACATATGGGATTTACGAGCGAGAGGTATGGTCACCGAGCATCTCAGACACTATTCCACCGATCAACATTGGTGGGCTGGTGAATGATATTTACAAAGTCCTAGACCTAAGTGCGTTAGCCTATCAGGCCTTCGTACCTAACTCCGTCTACCGTAAAAGGTAGTCAGAGGGAGTCTATACAAGCAAAAGGATGACTATTATGTCATTAGCTAACTCCTCCGTCCTTAAGGACGGTACGGTGTCCGCCACTGGCGGTACTGCCAAGACCCTGACCTCTTTAGGCGCTGACCTAAATCAACACGACCTGTTCTTAGATGGTACAGATATTCGTACCAGAACAGAGCTCGTGGCGACCACGTCAAAACCAAAAGTCAAGACTTCGGCTCCAAATGGCTACACTCAACAGCGCTCCCAGATGTACCTGAAGGTACCGCTGGAGCTGGACAATGGCGACCGTACGGTCAACACTGTTCAGATCACGTTCGCCTGCGACATCGAAACTACTGATGCCGAGAAGGACACGATCCTGTCGTATGCAGCTCAGCTTCTTTCCGATTCGGACTATTCGTCGTTTTGGAAAGATCAGGCCATCGACTGATGTTATCGGGATCTGCACTTTACAGCATAGCTGCTGTAATAATGACACTCGTGTTGTATTTGACATGTGTGGCAGTTGATAACGATGGCACTAGTAGATGTTGGACGGGTAGCCTACCAATTCTGATAGGTCCGAGTACCACTGAATCACCAACGGGAGAAAACCCAGATGAAACAGAAACGCCAGGAACCAAAAAGGGCACCGACGCTCTTTAACTCTACTGTAGTAGCGACATCTCTAAGTAGAGCGATACTTCGTGATCTCTCAACCCTCACGCAGATGCAAGAGGATAAAGAGGACCCGCGTTGCTTTTACGCTGATCGGCAAAAAGAAGGCTTTTTAAAGAAATTTGTACCTTCTGATTGTGACCAGTCCAACCTTGATGACTTGACGTACGAGAAATTTCGTAATGTCAATGAGCACATGGCAGGGTTCAAGGATATTGTTTTTCCTGATCCTGCTATGCGCCTTACATCAAGTACGCATTATCATGACAAGGTCCTACTTAGGGCCAGGTCATTGATGCACTTTGTACTGGGTACTGTAACGATTGAGGAACTGTTCACCGCCTGTAAACAGAGCGGTGGATCTTCTATAGGTGTGCCTTTTGTTGACACCTCCCTAGAAGCAAAGTTCCGATATCCTATCAGTGTAACCGCTGGGGTTAAACCGTTAGTCGAAGCTTACCTTACTTTTGACCAGAAATTGGCTGAAGCTATTGAGGATCTCAATAGGGGCTCTACAAGCCCAAGGTTCGCTATCGTCGACGGATCACGCGCAACAACAGTCGATAAAACAACTGAAATAAAGCGTATGATCGCTGTGGAGCCTACATGGAATATGTTTTTCCAGCAAGGTCTCATGGTTATCCTCTATGCCCGAATGAAAGTTGTTGGCCTCGACGTCGAGACTCTACCAGACTTGCACAAGGAGTTAGCTAGACTCGCTTCCATAGATGGCTTTAACGCCACCGTGGATTGGAGCAGCGCTTCGGACTGCATGTTGAGAGAACTACTGAATTGGCTTATGCCTCCTAAGTGGTTTAATCTGTGTGATCGTGTTCGATCCCCAAAAATGGACCTACAAGGTACCATGATGGAGTTGAACATGTTCAGCACTATGGGAAATGCGGTAACTTTTCCGCTTGAGACTCTCGTCTTCTGGACGATGGCGCATGCTACTATATTGTCGCAAAACCCAAAAACGAACACTCTATTCCCAGAATATCGGGTTTGGAAGAGCGT